ATTGTCATCTGAAAAACCAAACCATTGTCCTTGATGAAGTTTTGTTAAATAATCAGTAATATTATCTGGTCTGCCGTTTTTATCCATTCTATGTTGCTCCTAATTTAAAAAAATACATAGCAGTATTTAAGTTTGCAGCACCACCACCCCAAGTTGTAACACCAGATGATGTAACATCTATGCAAAATCTTACTGTAATAGCTGAAGTATCAGTAACATCTACAAGTGTTTTCATATATGTTCCTGCTGATGTGTTACTTCCTGAAATATAAGTTTTAGAAGTTGCCCCCATCGTTAAACCTGTTCCACTAGCTAATTGAATTGATCCACTTATATATCTGTCTGTATCTGCACTTTCTGATAAATAAAATTGAGGTCTAAAAGATACTAGATATTTTCCTGTACTTGGAAAAGTAAATACACCAGAAGATTCTGACATTCCAGTTCCAATTTTTTCAAAATTTGTTGCATATCTTGCCAGATTACTTGCAATCGGAGTAGCATCTCCATCAAAATCAGTTGTTAAATGCCATATATCATATTCTTCACATTCAAAACTACCAAATCCTGTTGCAGTACCAGCGTTAGCAATCGTCACCCCTGACGGGATGTTCACCGTGTCACCTGAAACGCCTATGTTAATAGTAGACGTGTTCGTACTACCAATTTGCATGGTAGCAGTCCCAGATCTAGTATCAATAGTATCTACTTGAATCTTACTCAATTATGTCTCCTTTAAGACTTAGGGTTAGCATCTTTGACCGCTTTAATACGAACTTTCCAAGCATCAATATCCTTGTATATTTCGTCCAGCTGATCGCCGATATCACCATAAGCCGCTTTTCTTGTACTTCTTACAGTATTGTTTGTCTCTTCTGTGTTTCCAGCCGTATCATGTGCTGCTAGGTCGGAGTCAGATGGCTGTGCCAATCCTGAAACGCTCCAGCTCGCTATGTACGGGCCTTTACCGTCAGAGTCATCCTGTAAAGATACATTACCTTCTGGACCGAAATCAGCAGTTTTGCTGTTTGCGGTACAATAAAGCTTAACTTTAGTTGATAGACTTGCCATATAGACCTCCTTTTAAAATTGTTATTATCATTATGCTACCCTATATCCCATGAAACTTCTTGCTGCTGGTGCTGTTGCTGTGCCACTATTCATATTAAATTTTCCATAAAGTTCTACATAATCATTTTGTGCTAAATTCAAAACACCAGTTACTCTCCAATTAAACAAACTCATAATATTTGATCCTCCAGCTAAATCTAGTTGAGACGCAGTTTGAGAATCACCACTTCCATTTTTATAAAATCTACCAGCTATTGAATTACCATTATCTGTGGCAGCGTATATAGAAAGATTTGCAGTGAAAAAATATTTTCCAGCTGCTGGAGCCGTAAATTTATTTGAAGCAAAACAACTATCAGTATCCCAGTTTTCAGAATCAAAAGTTATTAAAGTCCATGTGTTATCTGCAATACTAGTTTGATTTCCCGAACCAGCTACAGAAAATGAATTTGTACCAGCAGTACCAAATCCAGTAGCGGTTCCACTATTGGCAATCGTCGCCCCTGACGGAATCGTGATGGTGTCCCCTGAACTACCAATCTCTAAAGCTGTTCCTGATTGTGGATCTAATTTGTCTACGAATAAAGTTCCCATTATATTACCGTTAATGTTCCTGCTACTGTCACTGTTCCAGTGTAATTAACTGGTCCAGCCACAAAAGCATTTTGTGGTGCTGTTATTGTTACGTCCGAAGTAATTGTTGCTAGGTTTAAATACATACCATTAAAACTTTGATTGATTGCAGTATGGTCAACGCTACCAGTAGCTGGTGTTTGATAACCAATTGCTGCTCCGATAAATACAACATAAGCTGCATCCGAACCTGCTAATGTACTTGAACCTGTTGATAATGTTGTACCACTTGCAGTGTAATCTACATCTGGTTTTTGAACAACATTGTTAACGACGAATCTTACAGAAGAAGAATCTGAAACTGATTGGTCTAAAGAAAAGCTTTGCGCAGAACCATCACCAGTGATGGTCTGAGTCGCCATCGATTTATATACATCAGAACTACTTGGACCTATATATGCCATGACTCTCCTATGTGCTTATACTATCTATATATGATACCCAAACATTTAAACTATTGGCAGTATCAGATTTTGCCTTCAAAACGTCCGTGCTTTGAATTACAATTTTTGAGCCACCATCAATCAATTCTATACTGGATCCTTGAGGGATGCTTACATTTTTTACAATGTAAGAATCAGCCGATCCACCACTAGCTGTGCTAGTAATATAGACATCTGCTTGAATTGTTTGTGTTACTATATTTGTTAATCTTATTCCTATTATAGCGTCGTCGGAATTTGCAGTTATTATAGTACGTGGAGTTGTACCAATAGCTACGTCTCCTGAACCATCCGCTGCAACTGCTCTTTCAAAATCTTGTGCCATATCTATCCTTGTATCAGAGCGCGACCGACATTGCAATCACGAAGCCAGCGGAAACCCCTGCGGCTCCACTTGATGCTGCCGTAATTCTACCTTTAGCGTCTACTGTTAAATTTGTTGCTGTATAACTTGCCGCACTCACTCCTGAGGTAGCTAAAGTTAAAGCACCTCCTGAAGCTAGAGTTGCATCACCTGATACAGCTACTTCTTCAAAACTTGCTCCATCTCCTACTAGAATTTTACCTGAAGTATTATCTGGTAGAGAAAGTGTTCCTCCAATAGTTAAATTATTACCAATTGAAACATTATTGCTGTGATCTTCCACAACTGCTTTACTTGCTGGTAAAGCACAAAATACATTTTTTGTTCCCGCACTAAAATCAACAGCACTATCACTATTAGAACTAGTGTAAACATTAGTTCTAGCAATATTAGCACTTGATCCGTCTAAGGTCCCGTGTCCTACTTCCCACTCATTGGCAGTTTGATGAGCAATAACATAGTAAGTAGTATTACTATTTCCAACACCTGCAGAAAATGTTTCAAAACCACTTACCGCTCCAGCAAACGCAAAGCTTCCTGTGCCAGTAGTAGTCGAGGTTTCTTTTACCCGATCATTAAGGACAAACGCCATTTCGTTGTCCTATGATAATCTTAATATTGCATTACTAGTGTCATTAGCTGGAAAAGTAATCGTAAAAGTTCCATTAGACGCAGTAAAATCTGAAGTAAAATTTAAAATACAAACAGCATCCGTGGTTCCTGAACCACCATCAGTTGTTGTATTATAAATCATTGCACCTCTTGCTGTAAAACTAGCCGACGTCCATTGTGGATTGTTACTCCAATCAACAAAAGCTGTTGAAGCTGAGGTACTACCTGTAACTGATTGACCAGTTAAAGCTTGTCCACCTGCTACGTAAGCACTACCCGACGCATTTGTTGTTTCATTACTTGTTGAATAATCTTCCGTGGTTGCACCTAAACTTGCACTTGATGTAAATAAAGCAATTTTAAAAGTATCTCCACCACTTGCAAAATCATGAAATCCTTTTAACAGATCTCTTTTAAATGTGTTACACACTGCCTGTGCTATTGCCATTTTTATCTCCTTTATGGTTGTTGCGATTTAAGAGGAGTCCTTAAAACCCCATCCATATATTCATCTCTTCTGCCACGACCTTGTTGCTCTATAGACAAGTCTTGTAATGCATTTGCATAAGACTGCTCATATTGAGCAAGTAAATCATAGGGACCTTTGAGATATTTTAAGGCCTCGCAGAGACACGCATACAACAACGTTCTAGGAGCATTTATACTTACCCAGGTAGTCGTATTTGTAGACGATAGTCCTGTTGGTAGCTTATTTAAAGCTACTTCTATATTATATGCGACATCGGGAGTAGGCGCAAGATATAATGTCCCCTGCTTCCAATTAGAATAATAAACTGGTGTTCCTGTAGATGTTCTATCAGGCCAATATTCATTCATAAATGACACATCTTTTTGTTCTAATTTTGTACGAGAATTTCCTAAACTTTGACCATATATTTGTACTGATCTAATTAATGCTGTATCAGTAATAGCCGATCCAGGTAATGAAACAAAAGAGTTACTTGCTGTTAAAGCGGCAATTTGATAAGATCTAAAAACATCTAAATCTACTTCTCTAAAAATACGATTTTCAGCAAATTCTATAAAATCATTAACAATTGCTGTAGTAAATATATTTGAATCTGTTTCTGTATAATTTCGTATTTGATCTACAAGTTCTGAGTATGTTGTCATATTATCCTTCTATAGTAACCGGACCTGAAGTGCAAAGCATACCTCCAAATCTTACATTTGTTTGATCTGATGTTTCTCCAGTTACATTAAATGTATAAGAATCTGCATCTCCTGCGGGAACAGTAATAGTATATCCACTAGCATATTCTAATTTAGCTTGACTAAATCCAGAACCACCTTGACAATTTCTAAATCTAACTGTTTCTCCAGTTGTTCTTCCATGATTAAATTCTATTACAGTAATTGTTCCTGATGAATTTGTAGAATAAAAAGGATTTCCAGTCAATAATCTAGCTGCAGGGGTTTCTACTCTTGCCGGTCGAGCATTCTGCAAAGCTTGTGGATCTGGTGCAATTCTAAGTGGTTGTAATTGAGGCTGCTTGGCTTCAAATTCAGTATAATGAACCAATGATCCAGTCCATTCTTTAACCATTTCTCTATAAGGAAATTGTAATCCACTTCGGTCCGATATAGCTAAAGCATTTTTACCTGTTGCAAATTTAGCCATACTAACCTACCGATGGAAAATATGCTTGTGGTGTTAAATAAAGACTTGTTCTAGCTCCATCTTGATCAGCAGCTCTACGCCACTCATCTTCATAAATTAATTTTAAAGCCTGCATTCTTTCAGGTGCTTTTTTTAAAGCTAAATAATATGCAAGTCCTGCAGTCATAGCTGGTAAAAAACGAAAAGGAATTTGAGCATTCTCAGTATAATTATCAATATCAAACATTCTTATCATTGCATAATATTTTAATGTATATGTTCCACTAGCAGGAACTGCTGGATATAAATATAAAGTTGGATTAATTTCTCTTTGAAAATAATATTGTGAAGGTCTACCTGAAGTAGCTTTATTAGGCATATTAAAATAAGTAGCTCTGCTTATTGAAGTAGCAGCATAATCATAAGTTCCATCATTTATAACTACATCTGTAACATCAATAATTGCTGAAGCATCTGCTGCTGCAGTTCCATATAAACTTGTTCCTGTTACAGATTGAGCATCTGCTGCTAAAGTTTTATTAGTTTGTTGAATAGTCCATAAATTAAGCCCTCTATTTGCCCAATCAGCTAATAATAAATTAAGTGATCTTTTTGCTGTTCTAAGGTCATATCCATCACGAACCATTATTCCACATCTCTCGTATGCTTCTTGAATCATTTCATTGATTGCTAAATCAAAAGATTTTGTAGTAGAATAAGTTGGCATCTATCTTCCTTGTCTATTATACTTCTTCCAACAACGCCTTTTATATTTGTTTTTAGGACGAGATCGAGAAGAACAACCTATACTAGTCCTTTTTTTGACTGGTGTAAAGTATTCGTTAGAAGGTGTTTTAGCCATACTTTATAAGTAAGTTATAGCTCCCATAACCCATAAAGTTCCAAAAATAACATAAGCTATAGTTACTGGTTCCATTATTTACGTTCCAAAATCTTTTTTATTTTGAGCTCGCCTTCTAAATCTGGTTCTAATTCTGCTAACACTTGACCACATTCGTAACG